CCTCGGTCCCCCATTTTCTAGTGAGGCATTGTGGTCCCCAGTCACAATGACCCAATAAAATTGGAGCAATTTGGATATGCTGCTAAACGTCGCAGTAACGCGCCTTCGGTCTTGTTCAACCAGGCTGGATCTTGTACCCTATGGTCAGCACTATAAGTCGAATAGTACTGTTCCCACGAATTTTTAAAACATTCGTGTGGCAGCTGATGAAACCCTAGGGTTAATGTCGAGATCCATGTCTCGAGTTCCATCTGCCGGTGGACAGGGATATCGTACAACTTGGCAACTAAGTGCCTCGTAGCTTGTCCGACATTCACCTGAGGTGACTTTGCTTGCATAGCCTGAATCAGCTTTGCACGCTCCCACAAATCTAAGTTTTTGATAATGTTTCCTTCAATGACCACATGCATCGTTATTTCCAAAATCCGCTTTCCCAACGCCCCCAGTATTGGACAACCGGGGTATTGGTACAGCAGAGAATAACCTTTGGCACGCAGTAATTGAAGTGCGGTCTTTTCGCTGCACTCAACATACTTTTTATTTGTCCATCCTAATCGAGCCATCACTTCCCGAGGATCTGTTACAACCCCCAAGTCAGACATATCGTACACTTGACCACAAAACGACGCTTCGCTCAGCTTATTCGTATGCCCAATTTTAATTGTAAATCCCAATTTTTCAAAATCCTGTTTCGTTGGCGCAGCTGAAGCTGGAGTGACTCGAAATAGTCCGTCATCGCCTTCAACGAATCCACGAACATTTTCGCATCTTGCTCCCTTCTTGCTACAAATAAAGAGGAATATCATCAGATTACTGAATCCGTTGGAGAGAGATGTATCCATTTCGCCCGACATTCGAGTACCATCCACTGCTGCAGATAAATACTTGAAAATGAGCTTATTTCTCCCTGTCATTGCAGATTCATAAATCCTCAACCACTCTTCTTGCGAACAGTCTTTTAACATGTGTTGGAATAATAAAACTTGGGTCATTCTCATCACTTCTGGTGTGAAGTGTGCTTCGAATGACGTGTAGTCTGTGTAAATGTAATCTCCACTCTCATCTCCATCCATACCAACTAGATTGTCTCTGATTACCCTTGGCCTGTCAGAAACGGGGATCTTTTTGATAAAGTAGGGATTCGAATAAATCTCATCACTCACACTTTGTACGATAGGACCAAACAAACATTTTGCCTGATCCACTCGACTATTAATTAATCGAGGAGCTTTGTACTCCTCATAAGTTTCGTCTTTAATGAACGATTTAACCATTCTGATTACCCTTTTGCGCCCTTTACTCGAAACTACGCCGCCGCATTCCTGCCACAGCTGACGCAGTTCCTTTCTCCTGGCCTCAGGATAAGGAGATTGATCAATCCATCCATCAAAACTCATAATATTGTCCGGGGTGAGAGGCTTCACATTTCGTTTTAGCCAAATCTTTACAAACTTGGTGAACTCTCTCTTGAATCGGCGATCCACTTCGGGGGGCTTAAATCCGAAACGTTTTAAGATGCCGAAAACCATCGAAGGGGGGTGCCCTGGGTCAGGACGGGGGGGTGTTGCACCTATAAAGCACAAGGGTAATGATCGTGATAAAACCACCCGATATGTAGTCCAATCATCCGATTTCAGCCACGTTCGGCCTATCGAAAGATCAGGTTTACACTCAGGTAGTTGGATCTTTTCCACTTCATTAATCCTATAGCCATACAAATACAACCGTCCTGTAGTGAGGCGTTCTAAAAAGCCAGATACGTCATGGAGCTTTGACCCGTCAGTTGACAAGTCGCCACTTCACAAGTATCGACGAACACGCTCTTCCCAGTATGCAGCCTCCTTAGCTGGTTATCTGTATACCGTCCATTAGTCTCGATGAGTCGAACCGCTTTCTCAACATGCGTTTCGATTTTCCCATTCCGGCCTAAGGTCGTCCGCTGATTCACTGCATTGGCCCATGCCGCTTCATGTATATGACGTTTTTCAAACCCACCCTTCACATTGATCCATGAATCATTGATCAGAAAGTAGCGCGGTAGGTTTAAATATACATAAAGCATGGAATCCAATGAGTTTGAACCTGCATTCAACTAATGGCATATAGACGGTGATAACATTAAGTTTACCCTTCTCCTCACGTGCCCAATCAGGTCGTGCGTTATTGGAATAAGAGTATTTCCCTTCTCTAAACATAACTAAATTAAACGAGCAACAGCAATAGACAATTGCCGAAGCGACTGCACTTATTGCTGCTACCATCTGAGCAAGGTTGAATGGATACAATGCCCAATCTTCCCAGGTAACATTTAGTTTCATCAAGAATTGGAAGGCCTGAAGAGGCCACATTAATGTTTGATGTTGGACTCCCATAAACTCCAACCACTCCAAAATCAAGACATACAAATCCAAAAACCAACTGCCCATAGAGAACGGGAGCAGTTGGAGGATCCATACGCCTAACAACAATGAAGATAGTAGGTGAACATAGAAGAGAAAATTTGTGGTTCCATTACTCGCCCGGGAACTCACGATGGCGGGGCACACAAATACGGTATCTCGTTTGGACAAAAAGACTGTCGAGAAGCCGTAAGGTGTTGGGGGGGTGGAAACATCAGCCGATACAACAGGTGTGAATATAGTCTTCGACACATCGGGGGTTTCTTGAGAATCAAGGTGCGTTTCATAAGCTTCCTTGGCCAAGGACTCTTCCAACAAAACCTTCCAGTCTGGTTTCGGTGGTGGCACCTTGGGCTTTAAATGGAGACGCTGCGACGAATCTCTCGACACGCCATTAATCAGATGTTCAATGACCACGTTTATGTCCACATCCACGTCTGCTGATTTGAGGAGTTGCGCAGAAAATTTGAGATGGAGTACCTGGGCGTCGATTTTCTTCTTCAACACCTCCACGGTCTCACTGTCTCCAGCGCGAGAAGCAGTATCCAAGTCCTTAAAGAACTCGCTGATGCACTCAGCCAATCCATAGAACCTATCTACCTCCTCCTGCAGCGCCTCATCCACTACACTTCTCCTCGCCGCGGCACGTGCCGGGGCCTTCTCCTTACTAAGTGTCGCAACCGGAGGTTGTTGCGGCGACACTGTTTTTGGAACCTGATTGTCTCCTGGTCTAGGATGCGCTTCTTTCAAATGATCAACGATGTTCCCGCTGACCATTGTGAAGCACAGGCGACACTTGGTTCCTTTTTGTCCACCTTGCTTATTACTCACGGGCTGTTGCTTGCCCTTGGAGCTTACGCGGCTGGTGGCCGGTGCTGACTCGTCCTCAGCTGGGTTGCACTCACTTTGTCCTGGTGCCACGGACGTTCCATGTTGCTTCACTTGTGTCACTTGATCACTTGGAGCCTTCAATATCGTATTATTCATTCTACTTCGTGTATTGTCATGGAGGGGTTTGGAACTATCGCATTTCCCGCGGGGCAGTTCTATTACGTCGCCGAGACGGATGGCCAGATACGCTGGTCGTCTTCCCGCCCTGATTTTACAAATCAGGCAAAAATTGAAAGCTTTTTACATCTCACAAATACACATCCTTTACCGTTCGATCCGGCCGCCTGCCAGCTGAACATTCCCAAGGTATCGATGGGTGCTCCGTTTACGCATATGTACTGTTTGAATTTTCAACCATGCTTTCATCTCTACTTATCTATACATGAATAGCCTCGACTCCCCTCTCCGTTCAAGAGGTCACATCGACTGTTATCTATTCTCCTATATTTTAGGAAGGAGCCGCCAGCCCGGTTACCGACTGGTGGGAAAAGATACT